ATGAACGTGATTGAGATTTTTGCCTCTATTGATGGGGAAGGTAGTCGGCAAGGCTTGCTGACTACATTTTTACGCCTTCATGATTGCAATATTCGCTGTTCCTATTGCGACACGACTTATAGCTACGGCATTGATAGTGTTTTCACAGAGATGACTGTAGCTGAGGTGGCTGATGTTATTGAAAGCTTAGGCAATCATCGCATTACTATTACTGGTGGGGAGCCTCTATTACAAGAAGCTGCTGTTGTAGAGTTAATTGATGAATTAAATCGTCGGAAGGCTTTAAAGATACAAGACAGTCCATCAAGTCAAAGTGATTTAACTCGTATTAATGATGTAGATAAACGAGAGAGGCCTAATAATAGTCCTTATGATTTCAATATTGAAACAAATGGCACGATTATACCGAGCTTTCATAGAGATAATGTGTGGTTTACCTACGATTATAAAACGCCGTCCTCTTTAGCCGAAGAGTCTATGAATATAGATATATTCAAGGTGGCTACAGAACGTGATTTGATTAAGTTTGTCGTTGGCTCTCCAGAAGATTTGGATTGTATGCGTCGCATAATTAGTAAATATCCTACAGTGGCTCAAATATATGTATCGCCTGTATGGGGACAGATTGAGGCGGCATCGATTATCGATTATATGAAAACATATAATTTGCAGAATGTACGATTCCAACTGCAAATCCATAAATTTGTCTGGGATCCAGATGCAAAGGGTGTATAGTATTGTTAGGCTGTGTAGTATCAGTATTTTTTCTATGGTATGATATGAGGTCTGATGAAATCTTGATATAAAGGGGTAAATATGGATACAAAAAAAATAGAATCGCTTATATATCAGTTGTTAGAAGCATTAGGTGAGGATCCTAATCGGGACGGTTTGTTAGAAACACCGAAACGGGTGGCTCAAATGATGGAAGAGGTATATGAAGGCATTCAGTATACAAATGCTGAGATTGCAGACATGTATGGTAAGACCTTCGCTGTAGATACAAATCAAATGGTAGTAGTAAAGGATATTACTTGCTTCTCTCATTGTGAACATCATATGGCATTGATGTATGATATGAGTATCAGTATTGGGTACATTCCAAAAGGTCGTGTCATAGGTTTATCTAAGATTCCCCGCATAGCTGAAATGTGCTGCAAGCGTTTACAACTACAAGAAAAAATTGGTGAAGATATTGCGGAAGTAATTTCCTTAGCGACAGGGTCTGATGATGTTATTGTGCACATTACATCGTCTCACAGCTGCATGAGTGCACGAGGCATTAAATCTACAGATAGCCAAACGACTACACTAACTACTAAAGGCGTATTTAACGAAGATCATATGATTCACCGTTTTATGCTAATGAAATAGTCTTAGCGTTTGAGTTGCCTTGACTAAATGACAGTCTATTCGGTATAATTAATAAGCTAGAAACTAACTGAGGGCCTATAGCTCAGGGGTAGAGCAACCGGCTCATAACCGGTCGGTCCCTGGTTCGAACCCAGGTGGGCCCACCAATACTTTGAAATGCGAACCACCTTCGCATTGATTGCTAAATTCTGGCAATTCGTTTTTATAATTGAAGATAATTTCAACCCTATCATTATAGATAGTTACGCTTTTGATAAACGTATCAAGAATACGTGAGCGGCCTGTCTTAGTGGTAGGGTTTTCTGTTGCCATTCTTTCGAGAAAATACTCGATATGAGCCGCAGTAAATTTTATAGGTGTAATAGCGCTCTCATGGTTCGCTTTTTGCTCTAATAGGTCTTGACGTTCATTTTCGAGGCTTTCTATTTCAGATTTTAGCCTATCGGTAATAAAACCTTGCTTAATGGCACTCATGCAGTTATCTAATTCTGTATCTATAGCCTTAATTTTATTATTTATGCTCTGTATGGCCGTTTTAGCCTCTTGGGTAACATTACTATAGCCAGACATTACTAAATGAGCTATACGCTCGATAATTTGAGGCTCATTTAAGATGTTTAGTGTTTTATTAATCACCAAGTCCTCGAGTTCATCTCGGCGAATATTTGGCGCTGTGCAAGCGTGGTATTTACGGCGATTAGTGCATACGTAATAATGGTGCTTTTCGCCATTTCTTGATGTAGCTGTAGAGCCTGCATAATGGCCGCCACATTCGCCACAAATTAGCTTGCCACATAGATTATACATTTCAGAGCGTCGGCCTTTATTTTTAATTCTATTAGGCATAACCTTTTGAACCTCGTCGAATATCTTTCTCGAGATAATAGGCGGTATTGAGTCCTCGATACGAATATCGCCCCATGAGTACACGCCTATATATTTCTCGTTAGATAGGATATTCTTAATCACGCTAGTGGAAATCTTGCGGCCTCGCTTAGTCGTGTAGCCTTTACTATGTAAAATATTTGAAATTTTAGCCATAGAATGCTGTTTTAGGTATAAGTCATAGATTAACCTTACCGCCTTAGCCTCGTGAGCATTCACGGCTAAATGGTGGCTTTCTGTTAAGTCATAGCCGAGAGGAATGGCGGCGCCGTTCATTTTGCCTTTTAATGCGTTTTCAGTCATGCCACGTTTAACCTTTTGAGATAGCTCAACGCTGTAATATTCGGCCATACCCTCGAGCATACTCTCGAGAATAATGCCAGCTGGCTCATTGGTAATATGTTCCTTTGCACTCAATACTCTCACACCATTACGGCGTAATATACCTTTATATTTTGCGCTATCCTCACGGCTACGGCTGAACCTATCGAGCTGATAGACGATAACATAATTAAATGATTGATTGGCACTATCACAGATCATTTGCAAGAACTCTGGGCGGTTATCTGTGCGAGCGGAGAGAGCTCTATCTGTATATATTTTAGTGATTAATATACCCTCACGCTGGGCGTACTCTGTACATTCTCTTATTTGGCCCTCTATGGACTCATCTCTTTGTTTATCGCTTGAATATCGAGCGTATATAACGCCAGTCTGTAAATCTTTATTATTTGTCATTGTGTGATGTTCCTTTCAATGGTATAATCTTATCAAGAAGTAAAGATGTGATAACCATAACCGCCGAAGTTTATGCTCGGCGGTTTTTGGTTTTAGGTATAAATAAAGCCCCTTGATAGGGGCTCTTTTTTATTTCTTGCCTTTATATTTAGCTTGCACCTCGGCCATTTTGCCACTTTGCACAGCGAAATTATAAGCATATATAGCTGTTTTATATTCGTTGGAACCCTCAACAATAGGCACGATAGGCGTAGGCTGCACGCTGCCACTCATTACATAATCAGAATTTCTCGAGAAATTTGTAACCCTATCCACTCGATACAGTACAGACATAGGCTTTCCTGTTCCGTGCGGATCTAATACATAGTAAAAGTGGTTTAATTTCCATGTAATATATGGTTCTTCTGGGTTATCTATTTGAGTGTACAGCAATATTTCAACGCTGCCGCCGTCATAATTCTTTATATCTAAATCAGCTCTTACGCTAACATTTACGCCTTTCTCGGTTGTATATGCTGGTACAAATGGCGCCGCTGGGTTGATAGCAACGGCAGAAAATGACATGCTAGCTAATAGGCAAGCAACAATAACTAACTTTTTCATAATACATAACTCCCCTTAATGTTCCCTTTACTTAGTTTTTAAAAACGCCTCTATAAGCGCTTTTATCGTGGCACGTTCCTCATCTGTAATGATATGTTTATCATAAGACAATATATTATCCTTTTCGAGTACCGCTTTTAAATTAACCCCCTCAGCGTTCTCTATGCTCATTAGCGTAGAGGGCGCTTTTTTTATTTCTGGCAACTCTAAATTATGGATCACATCTTTTTTGAGTGCGCATGCTACGTATAAATCATCTACAGCCTCATCATCATACAATGTGAAATCAATATCAACGCCACACTGATGAATAAAGTCTATCTTTTGTTGACGCATTATATCGTAATCGTCCACCTCGCCAGTTAAATAATACAACGATACCCCCAAATAATTGGCCAACTTTTGCAACTTATCCATTTTTGGCGTGTATTCTTTCTTTTTCCATGCTGCGAGGGTAGACCTAGACACGCCAGTAGCCTTTGCTACTTTGTATGCGGTCAATCCTTTTTCTTGCAACAAATTATTAAATCTTTCGTACATTTTTCTGACCTTACTTTATAAAATAGTTAAGAAAGATTTACGAAAAGTTTACTAGGTACGTTCAGTTTTCTGTGCTATTATATAGCCATAGGGAACGTTAAGAAAACTTGACGTAATAGAAATTAATTAATATTTCTTAACTAATTCTATCACATAGAAAGGGGTGAGGCAATGGAATATAAAAAAATTGAGGTTCTCTTAACAGAGAACGGCGTAACAGCTTATAGAATGTGCAAAGATTTAGGCTTGCATACATCATCTGTTACGGCGTGGCGCAAAGGCGATTATAAGCCAAGTGTTACAACCCTAAAAAAAATCGCTGATTATTTCGGCGTTACAGTTGATTACTTCTTATAAAGGGGGTGAAAAAATGAACGAATTACAAGTATTTAATAATGCAATGTTTGGGAATGTGCGAATTATTCTACAAGATAACGAGCCGTGGTTTGTAGCAAAAGACGTATGCGATTGTTTGGAAATTAAAAATACAACAGATACGCTAAAGCGATTAGATGAAGATGAACGGGCTAGATTGAATCTAGGGCGTCAAGGTGAGGCGAACGTTGTCAATGAATACGGCTTATATAGCTTGGTAATGTCAAGCCGCAAGCCAGAGGCAAAAGAGTTCAAACGCTGGATAACGCACGAGGTACTACCTGCACTACGTAAAACAGGCAGCTACTCGCTAAATATTCCTCAAACATTGCCAGAGGCTCTACGAGCTTACGCAGATGAGGTAGAGCAGCACAACAAGACTAAAGCATTAGTTGAGGCGCAGCGGCCGAAAGTGATTTTTGCCGACGCAGTGAGTACTAGCGATACCGATATTTTAATCGGTGATCTAGCCAAACTTTTAAGCCAAAACGGCCACAATATTGGGCAAAATAGGTTATTTGAGCGGTTAAGAAATGAGGGCTATCTGATTTCAAGAAAAGGCGGCTCTTACAATATGCCAACACAGCGAGCTATGGAGCTAGGACTTTTCAGAATTAAAGAAACTGCTATCACTCATTCAGACGGCAGAACAAGCATTAACAAAACGCCTAAAGTAACAGGAAAAGGGCAATTATATTTCATTAATAGATATGAGGGCGTGAGGTTATGACATTGCTTGTTGATGAAATATATAACTTTTATAATAACCCTCAAAATTTAAAAGACTTCGAAAAATGGAAAAAAGAAAGGGATAAAAACCATGAAAAAGAGAGTACAGCAGTTAAAGCGAGCTCATAAATTAATGGGCTGGACATATGGCGACATTCTAAGCCAGCTGGTATATCACTTTAAAGAAAGGAAATAGAAATATGATGACAAGACAATTAAAAGCAAGACACAAACCCATGAAAGCTAGACGGCTAGGGCGTAATGATGAGCCTACATCGTTACAAATGGCACTATTCACTTTCTTAACATTGGTTTTTTTCTTTGCCACTGCTTACTGGTGGTGTACTGGTGAGGTTTTAATTAAATGGTAATTGAGGTATTAGCGACGCTATGCATGGCAAGCACATTTCTAGCTGTCTTATACAGTATCTACTCAATGATCTGTATTTTGGCATAAAAAAAGAGCTATTCACAAAAAGCGAATAGCCCTATATTCCAATCAATTAAGAAAGGAACATCACACAACATTATTATATATTATTTTCTAATGAAAAGAAAGGAAACATCACACAATGTACAAAAAGATTTTTGACAGTAAAAATGCTACTCGTGAAGAGTGGTTAAAGGTTCGCAAGCTAGGGCTTGGCGGCTCTGATATGAGCGCCGTGCTAGGTATTAATCAATGGCGCAGCCCTCTCGATGTGTGGCTCGATAAAACGAGCGACGCAGTAGAGGAAAAAGAAAGCGAGCCGATGTATTGGGGTACTATCCTAGAGGATATCGTAGCCCAAGAGTTCGCAAAGCGTACAGGGTACAAGGTGCGTAATAACAACTTCACATTACAAAGCGAGGAATATCCATATTTACTCGCTAATATTGACCGAGAAATCGTCGGCCTAGACGCTGGGCTTGAATGCAAGACAGCGAACGCATTCAAGGCCGATGAGTGGCAGGGCGACAACGTGCCAGACGCTTACTATGTGCAGTGCCAGCACTACATGGCGGTAACTGGTAAGGCAAGCTGGTGGATAGCTTGCCTCGTAGGCGGTAATACATTCTACTACAAAGAAATCAAACGCAATGATGAAGTTATTCAAGCGATTATTGATACTGGGGCTGAATTTTGGCGGCTAGTGGAAACAAAAACCATGCCAGCGCCAGACGATAGCAAAGCCTGCAGCGAGGCGCTCAAAAAACTCTATAAAAACAGTAATGGTAATGTTATCGAGTTACCTGCTGAATATAGCAACGCTGTTATTGATTATCTTAAAATCAAAGACCAGCTCACAGAGTTAGAGGCTCAAAAGCGAGGCATTGAAAATCTTTTAAAAGACTATATGAAAGACAACGAAAAGGCGACGGCTGGCGAGCATGTTGTATCGTGGAAAACGAGCAAGCCTCGTGAGACGTTCGATAGCAAAACGTTCAAGAACGATCACCCAGATTTATATACAAATTACATCAAGCAGGGTGAGCCTAGTCGTAGGTTCGAGGTGAAATGATGAAAACACACGATTTGAGAAAACTGCTCGAGGCTGTTCCGTATGATTTTGATGTACATATCGAAACACCTGTAAACACAATCAAGTATACGGCAGAGGTAAAGCTGTATACATCGACTTTGAAAATAAATTGTTAATAGTAGGGGAGATTAAAAGATAATGGCAACTACAACAGGTATTGAATTAAAGAAAAACACTATCACGGCCGCAAAAGAGGCTAAAACATTAAAAGGCATGCTTGAAAGTCAAGCATACAAGAAAAAATTTGAGGGAATGCTAGGCAAGAAAGCAGCTGGCTTTATGAGTAGTATTATTGCAGTTACAAACAACAATAATTACTTGATGAAAGCAGATCCTGCCACCGTTATTGGAGCAGCTGCACAAGCGGCTATGCTAGACTTGCCAATCAATCAGTCTCTTGGTTTTGCCTATATCGTGCCTTATAAAGGAGCTGCACAGTTCCAACTTGGGTATAAGGGTTATATCCAGTTAGCGCAACGCAGCGGCCAATACATTGATATTGGCGCCAAGACTGTATACGAGGGCGAGCTCGAATACGAGAACCGCTTACTCGATAAATTCCGATTTGGCGAACGCACAGGCGATAAAGTCATTGGTTATCTAGCCTATTTCAGACTTACAAACGGTTTTGAGAAAATGCTATTTATGGATCTTGATGAAATGCAAGCGCATGCCAAGAAATATAGCCAAAACTATAAAGGCGGCACAGATAAATGGGGCATCGCTGACTTCAATGTCATGGCCGAGAAAACGGTACTCAAACGCCTGCTTTCCAAATTCGGCCCTTTGAGCATTGAAAGCGTCCAAATGAGCCAAGCCCTTTCTAATGACGGCGGCGTAATTAGCATGAATAAAGACGGCGAGTTTGACGTTGATTTTGACGGCGAAACTATCGACGCCGAATATGAGGGAACTGTAGAGGAACACAGCGGCGACACTTATAACGTGGCTGGTGAAATTATTGACGCCAACACAGGCGAGGTAGTCGGCCGTGAATAACAATGACAAAATGCTTGCTCAATTCGGTTCTGACTGGGTGAAAGTGAGGGATCATATCGCAGCGTTAAAGCTGTTCTATATTCCTTATACACCTACCTTTATGGTACGCACCGAAAAGGAAACAGGCGTTTCAGCTAATACAGTAAAAAGCATTTTAGACTATGGTCTACAGATTGGGCTATATGGAAAGACGAGCGATAGAGATTATATTACGTTATCACCTATTAGATAAGGAGTTTTAATAATGGCTAGACCTAAAGCGAAAGGGGTTGAGTACTTCCCTCTTGATGTAGGGTTTTTGAGTGATTTAAAAATAAGAAAAATCATGCTTTCGTGTGGGGCCAGCTCTATTGCTGTACTGATATACATATTCGCAACGATCTATAGAGATGAGGGCTATTTCATGAACGTTAAAGATGATGATATAGCACTCATCGCTCTTGATACAAACCTCGATACCGATTATGTAAAAAATGTCATAAATCGAGCGTGTGAGGTAGGGTTATTCTCATTTAGAATTTACGACAATTTTCGAGTCCTAACGTCTGAGGGAATACAAAATAGATACCTTAAAATCACAGAGCGTAGAAAATCGGTAAAAATTAATGCTGACATTAACTTAGTTAATGTTGACATGATGTATACAGAAACTAGGGTTAATGTTGCAGAAACTATAGTTAATGTTGCAGAAACCCCAGTTAATGTATACAAAAGTACACAAAGTAAAGTAAAGGAAAGTAAAGTAAAGGAAAGTAAAGGAAAGGAAAGTAAAGAGAAAAATACAGTAATTCAAAGCGATGTATTCTCAACTTGGTTAAATACTTTCGGAGACATCTCTTCTTTTATAAAAGAAACTTTAGAAATGCTTACCGAGGAATATGGCCCAGAGCAAGTAGTAGAGGCTATCGAGATCACACACGATAGAGGGAAAACCTCAATTAAATACGTTGAGGGCGTGTTGAAAAATAAAAGGTTAGGAAATGAAAAAAATAGACGTAACGGCAGTAATCGAAAAGCTAAAGATGAGGCAGTCGATTGGCAGGCCGAATACGAAAGGGTACACGGCAAAGGCTGACTATGAATTTATTAAGCCTGTCTATAATGAGCCGATTGTCATTAAAAAGGATAAGGGCAGAATATACGCAGCGGCTGGCATTCCTAAACGCTACTATGACATGTCTTTCACTTGGCTAAAACAAAATGGAACATTCCCAAAGGAAAACGCCGAGGCCTATCGCATAGTAAACAACTACAGGCAGCACCTAGAGGAGAACCTAAACACAGGCAAGGGGCTCATATTAAGAGGCCCAGCTGGAACAGGGAAAACCTCTCTCGGCGTGTGCCTATTAAAAGAGGCGCTAGAGATTGGTAAGGGGTGTTTAATGATCTCAATGCCAAATCTCTTAGACAATATGCTTACATTGTCAAAAGGCGACAGCGTGGCATTCATGAGCTACGAGCAAAAGCTGCGGAACATACCGCTTTTATTGCTCGATGATTTTGGGGTTGAGTACTCAAAATCTGAATGGGTAGCAGCTAAAGTAGAAAGCATAATCATAGACCGATATAACCGAATGCGGCCGATTATCTTAACCACTAACTATAGCGATAACTGGACAAAGGAAAACTACAGCCAGCGTATATATGATCGATTGCGTGGCGAATACAAGGAGGCCGTTTTTATGGGCGGCTCTCACAGATGATAAAAATTCATTTAAACGACCTATAAGGCTAGTTTAAAATTCTCACGATAGAATTATCGAGCGAATAGCTAGAGGGTGCAAAATAACGAAATTTTCCGCATAGAATTAGAAAATAATTTGAAAGTTATAGAGGAGGTATAGAAGTGTTAGTTAAAGACGAAGCAAAGTATTGTTGGTGTTTTTATGATGAGATTGGCGATCCACAAGACAGCATAGAAAACGCCATTAATGACTGTATAGACAATTATCAAGGGTTTGATTTTGGGGATAATCGCTACGGCATTGACGTATTAAATGATGAGGTTGAAATTGGAAACCCTTATTACTATGTGCCAGAGGTAGATAGTGAATATGTTATTGAATGCGTTAGAGATCGCATGCCAGATGAAATGTACGAACAAAATGAAGATTACCTTTTTCATGTTAAAAGCGAGCACATTAAAGAGTTAAGCGAAGAACTAACAAAAGTGTTCCAAGCGTGGGAAAAACGTCATAGTTATGAGAATCGAGTGTTTATGGTACAAGAAACAGAAACTCATAAGATTGCTGATTATATTTAGTGAAATGTATTGATTGTATAGAGGTGTAAAGTTGGAAATTGTAATACTTGGCCAACCAAGAACGAAAAAGAACAGCAGCAGAATAGCACTCATTAACAATAAACGTGTACTCTTACCGTCAAAAGCGTTTAAAGAATATGAGAAAGTTGCTCTCATGCAGTTGGGGAGAGTGCAAGCTGTTCATGGGCCAGTATCGGTGCGGTGCCGCTATTATTTACAAAACCGAGCACATTGGCCAGATTTGGTAGGCCTATTACAAGCAACTAGCGACATACTGCAAGCGGCTGGCGTGATTGATGATGACAAATACATCGTCAATTATGACGGCTCAGAAATTGCAGGCATTGACAAAGACAGACCGAGGGCCGAGATCACTATTCAGCCAATTAATGAAAATACTGTCTTACTCAATGAGTACGAAAGGCAAAAAGCTAGAGAGTGCGACACCACTCAAAAGCCTAAACGCTGTAAGGTTGCCACGATAGGGGCTAAGGCTAAACCGAAAGCCCCTACCTCAATATCGTATAAAGAATACAGAAAACTCATGATGAAAGGACATCGCACACCATGAATGAGAATGAAAAAGAGTACAGAGCCTATCTAAAAGGCTATATAGAGCAAGCCTTGTATATTGTAGCTGGTGAGGATACAGAGTTATTCAATGAGGCAAAAGCTGCTGTAATAAACGAAATCAAAGGCATAAATGAGGTTCGAAATGAGCGACTCATTCAATAAATATTGAATGGAAAGAGGTGAGGATATGGACGAAAGCGATATTCAATATGCATTAGGCAAGCATTTATTTTTAAGAAAAATATGCATTCCTAATGTGAGCATGTACTGCCCTGGGAAATCAGAATACGAGGCTGATTTTATATATTTTGATTTAAAAACAAAATACATCACAGAAGTTGAAATTAAAACATCTATTCAAGATTTTAAGCGTGATTTTAAAAAGAAACGCTATCATGACTGCGGAAATGTTAAGTATCTATATTATGCAGTGCCTAGAAGTTTGTATGACGATTATTATGATGTGATTGATGAATTGTTAGGCGACGCAGGCTTAATCTTGATTGACGAGATTGATGTTGCAGATTTTAGAGGGAATATATACGAATTTGGCGGCTTTGTAAAACGTGCTAAAGCCAGAAAAGACGCATACCCTCTAAGTACTAATGGGTTAATGCATTATTTAAGAATAGGGTGTATGAAATGGGTGAACCGATGATAAAAAAGCGGCTTATATATATTGCTCACCCTTATGGCGGTAAAGAAAGCAACAAGTTAAAAATTGATAAAATCATGAATGACTTAGTTATGAATGATAGCGAGCACGATTACGTCTCGCCAATTCATAATTATGGGTTCATGTATCTTACTGGCGACGAGTACCAGCGAGGACTTGATATTTGCTTAGGTTTATTGAGCCACTGCGACGTGCTAGTGCTTTGCGACGGCTGGGAAACGAGCAGAGGTTGTAAAGGTGAGCTTGATCATGCTTTAAAAAGGGGAATGCCAGTATTTACAATAAGCGAATGGAAAGAACAACTAAAGGGGAGTGAATAAATGTATACGGTAGTATTAATAGAATGCAATGGCAGCGATAATGTAGGGTGTTATGGCTCATACAAAACAATAAACGAGGCACGAAATGCGAAAAATGAATTTGAAAAAGAACAAAGAAAATTCATGCAAGGCCTAAGTGACGAACAATTTTCTAAATTTATTGAAGAAATGCCGGTTATTGTAAAGAATTATTCTCACATTATGAGCGTTTCATATATTTTGCAAAATTGCTGTGGGTAAACATATGCTTAAATCGCCATGCAAAGGCTGTGAATACAGAATTGTAGGCTGCCATGCAAAATGTGAGCCTTATGTAAAGTATTCGGACAGCTTAATCAATCAGAGAAAGGCTCGAGATAAGAGCGGCGATATATTGGGATATGTTAAGGATACTACCAATAGAGTACGCCGACGTATCGGAAAGCCTAAATATTATGGGTGGTAAAGAAAGGATATATATGAAATTTATAGATTTTTTCAGCGGCATAGGCGGCTTTCATAGCGGCTTAGAACGTGCAGGCATGGAGTGTGTAGGCTGGTGTGAATTTGATAAATTCGCACAGGTCTCATATAGAGCTATGTATGATACAACGAATTTATGGTTCGGAAATGATGTAACAAAGGTTAATGGTTGGGAATTACCAAAGGCTGATTTATGGACTTTCGGCTTTCCTTGCCAAGATGTGAGTATCGCAGGGAAACAAAAAGGAATGAAAGAGGGTACTCGCAGCGGTTTATTCTATGAAATTATGAGGTTATTAGATGAGTGTAAAGAAAATAAACCCAAATGACTTGTGTGTGAAAACGTTAAGAATTTGCTGTCAATCGACGGCGGAACAGGGTTCCTTAACGTTATCGGTGAAATAGCCGAAAGAGGGTACAGTATCGAATGGAAAGTGTACAATTCCAAAGACTACGGAGTGCCACAAAACAGAGAACGAGTGTACATTGTTGGATATATTGGAGAACGATGTACCAGCGGACTTTTACCTATCAAAAGAGAAAGTACAGCGGTTATTGAGCAAGTCGGTAATTTAAGAAAAACTAATAGTTTTGGCGGAAACCCTCAAACAGGCAGAGTATATTCTACGGCAGGAATAGCGCCAACGTTAAATACATGTGGCGGGGGAGATCGAGAGCCTAAAATCATAAGCGCTAGAGCATGCCTTACGCCAGATAGAGAGGAAAAGCGGCAAAATGGTCGCAGATTAAAAGATGAGGGCGAGCCAGCTTTTACATTAACGAGTCAAGATCGCCACGGCGTATTAATTAGAACTGCGAATAAACAAGGCTATATGACGGCACAAGTTGGCGATGGGGTAGACCTTGCATATCCAGATAGTGAAACACGACGAGGAAGAGTACAACCGCAACGATCAAACACATTAACAACTAGCGATAATCTGGGTGTATTGGTTGATGATGAACCTATTCGCATTAGAAAATTAACGCCTAAAGAGTGCTGGCGTTTACAAGGTTTTACAGATGAGCAGTACGAAAAAGCAGCGGCGGTAAATAGTAACAGTCAGCTTTATAAACAAGCTGGTAATGCCGTTACTGTGAATGTAGTTGAAGAAATAGGAAAGCATATTATGAAAATAGAAAATGAGGTAAACATATGAAAGCATTCTTATACACAATATCCATAGCACTTATTCTGGTAATGAAAGTCGAGATTATTGCGCTCGCTATTGCGGCAGTGCTTTGGTTAATAGGCCTATTCAACGTAACTGGCGGCGATGTATTGAGAATACTCGGTATATTGCTTGGTACATTCGCCGTATCATTAGTGGCGTATGTGAGCGCTGAACTTAGGGAGTAGGCAAGTATGAATAGATTTGAAAGTATTGAAAATTTAGAACAGCTAAGAATGGCTTTAACCGTTGCTATAGGTAACGATATAATCATTCCTAGCGTTGAGCAAAGAGAATCAGTTTTTGCCTATGGCTTCGTATATGGGTATATCTGGCGTTATAAAAAATATGGTGTAAAGGTTGATTTAAACAGCATAATGAACGATGAAATTTTAAAGCATAACGCACTTGATAGCTCTATCGAAGATATAAGGGCGTATGTAAAACAAGAATTATGCGGAATGCTCAGTAAAGAGGCCGATAAATGATAAACACAGAGGAATTATTCAAACACGGCTTTGATGAGGTTGAATTTAAAGCCTATCAAAAATGCGAATATCTTACATTAAAATGTAGAGATTATATGACTGATAATGATTTGAATATAGCCTTACAATATGCTCGTAATGTTGCCAAGGATAATCAGAACAGTGATCGTGCAGTGCTTATAAAAATTAAAGACGGTATGGGCTATAGAGTATTAAGCGTCGAGGATATTATCGAACTTAAAATGATAGATAGAAAAGTTCAATTAACTGAAAATAGCTTTACTACTGAAAAAATATTAATAACATTAACGAAATGAGGTAGATAATATGCCAAATTGGTGCGAAGGTTGGGTTAAGTTTAGAGGAACTAAAGAAGATTTAATCAAGTTTATAACAAACGAATTCAAGGGCTCTAACCCTGAGATGTGCTTTTCTGATTTAGTGCCTGATATACCAGAGCGAACAGTGTTTTTGAAGTCGCTTTACCGCTCATGTGTGTATAGCAGCGATGTAGAAGAGGCCAACGATCCAATCATACTTAACGAAGAGGGTATAGGTGTTTTTAACGTTAAAATACATCACGCTTGGGGTGTAAGTGGGCAGGGTTATGTAGAATTGGCCAAAAAATATAACCTCGATATAAAGGGCAAGTGTTATGAGCGAGGTATGGAATTTGTAGAAGAATTTGAGATCAACAATAAAGGCGAGGTCGTGCTTTATAAGGAACGCAAATTCGATGATTATTACTGGGAATGTGAATGCCCAACATTAGGCGGTTAGGAAAAGGAGTGTTAACATGAACGATAAAGAGGGCCGTAAGTGGCTGCTACAGAAACTATATGATAGAGGGTTTAAATACATTTTTCATTCTGGCGCAATGGGCGGATATTTAGCCACAAAGCAACCGCCAAAAGTTAAGGGAAATCACATATATGTTAGCGGAGATTTTGAGCGAATTGACTTATTAAGCGATTTACTCCCAGATTTTAATGAGCCGAATTATCTCGATATTGGCAAGTATCTCGGCTTTGTTGATTGGGGCAAAGTTGCTGTGGATACGCCGATAATTATAAAAAATCCACACGATCCGCTAAAACGCTATTTTGCAAAATATGAAAATGGTTATGTTTATTTTTATAGTTCTGGTTGTACAAGTTGGAATTATGAAGAAGTCAGAATGGCAAGTCCAAAATATGTAGAGTTAGCAGGTGGCGACGATGAAAACTGATACTTATATCGTTACTCTCGAGAGCGGCTGTTATGAATGGACTCGAGAAAACGAAATACACGGCTTAAAAGAGGCAAAAGAGGCAGGCATTAAAGAGGCTCAAAGGTGTGGCAAGGATATATTCTATCTGGTGCGTTGCTCGCAATGGTGGCCTAGCGTTACTATGTGGACTCGAAACCTGCTCGAAGAAATCGAGGAAGAAAGCGATTGCATTATTAATGATAACCAAGTCATGAGAAACGTATCAGAAAGCGAGTTCTCTGAGTTGTATTGTGGAGTTAAGAAATTAATTCGTCAATGGCTTATCAGAAATAAGCGCATACCTAACGGCGTGTATTTCGAGGAAGAAATTATTTACAAAGTTAAGGACGGAAAGGCGGTTAGAATTGGAAAATCAGAATAATGATGATCGCCTACATTTAACGGAATATGTGGACTATGGGCAAATACAAAATGTACAAAAAGCACGATTAATGGCACATGCAGCTGTTGAGGAAAAATTCAATAAGCGCCTAAACTTTATGACATGGTTCGTATTCATAATCTCTATTGTGTTTGGTGTTCTGGCCGCAATCGGAATGATATTAATGTTAGCTGCTGGCTTTCATCATATATGGGGGTGATTAAATGGAACGTACTTTTACCGAGTTAGAGGTAGAGGCTATCGTTAAGATTGCAGCAGAAACAGCAGCACAAACGGCCTTAACCGAATTTAATCGGAGAAATGAGGATATGCTCGCCAAGAAAAATGAAAGAGCCTATAAGAATACTACAACGCTACTCGAGGGATACACGGCTATGAAAGCACATTGCCAGAGTGCTATTGCAAAGGCAGAGGATACGCTCACACCTAGCGACTTACAAACAGTATTGTATGAGGTCTTTAATAGAAGAGGCTTATTGCAGATTGAAACTATTCTCGCTAGTAAGCGACGTACCGAGTTGATCATAGAGCATATAGACAAAATGCTCGAGATATACCGCACAACTTGCATTAACAATAATAAGCACTATTGCGAGTGCGTGATTGATAGGTATATCAACGATTTAACAATCGCAGAAATTGCAGAAAAACATAATACAGTTGAGCGAAATGTGTATAGGTGGCTAGATAAAGGGATAGATGATTTGAGTATCTATTTATTTGGAGCATACGCCCTGTAAATTGTCGAAAAGCTGTCATATTCAGTGCTAAATATCTGTGGTACTATGTTAGTGGTGAATGGTGCTTATACGTTTCATTCTATCCTCCTTTCTTTCGACATACATATAGAACCAACAGCAAGAACACCTCGGCAGAGATTAGGGTACTCTGTTCGAGGTGTTTTTGTATTTAAACATATAAAAGAGGTGAGATCGTGGCAGCTAAAGCAAAAAAGACAGAGCCAAAGAAAAAGAAAAGGCTAGGCCGTACCCCTAAATATGAAACATGGCTCGAGCCAGATAATCTAATAAGACTCGAGGGCTGGGCACGAGACGGCCTAAATGATGAACAAATAGCGCATAATATCGGAATTAACGTATCTACTTTGTACGCTTGGAAAGTTAAGTATAAAGATTTTTCAGAGGCGTTAAAAAGAGGCAAAGAGGTAGTCGATATATTAGTAGAGAACGCTCTACTCAAAAGCGCTATGGGTTATAAATTCGATGAAGTAGTTCAAGAACGTATCTATAACCAAGAAACAGGAGAAAGTGAAATAGTAGAGGTTAAGCGTACCACTAAGGACGTGCAGCCTAATCCTACATCATTGATCTTCTGGCTTAAAAACAGACAGCCAGAAAAGTGGAGAGATAAGAAAAATATCGACGCAGCTGTCGAGGTGAAAAACCCATTTGAGGGCATTGATACGGCTGATATTAAAAAGCTCATAGGTGAGGAATAAGCTCAATCTGTAATAGCCATGTAAAGGGGGTGAGGGTGTGCAGGTTCAGAGCAATAAAGCAAAAATCATACAGCTAGCCAAACGAGAACTCGCAAGACGTGAGTTCTTTTATTATTGTCAGCTTAAAACAGGCGGCTTTTACAAAAAGAGCCGTAAGTACCTAGTTAAGCTATGCAATGAGCTAGAGGACTTTATCAAGAATGATGAGTACAACGTGCTTATAATGAACCTGCCCCCATAGCCTAGGCATGGAAAAAGTTTAACGGCGCAGCACTTTACGCAGTGGTGCATGGGTAACAACCCAGCTGTTAAGGTAATGACTGGCTCATACAATGAGACGCTTTCTAAAATGTTCAGTAAATCGGTTAGAAATGCGGTGCAAGAAAGTAAGGCGGACGAGGATATTATTGTATTCTCTGACGTGTTCCCTGATGTGAGGGTAGCAACAGGCGACGCACAGGCTCATTTATGGAGCTTAGAGGGATACACTAACTCATACCTTGCAACCTCGCCAACTGGTACGGCTACAGGCTTTGGCGCTACACTCTTAATCATTGACGACATCATTAAGAATAGCGAAGAGGCCTATAATGCCAGCGTGAAAGAGAAACATTGGGAATGGTTTACGAACACTATGCTTTCACGGCTCGAAGAGGGCGGCAAGATTATCATTATCATGACTCGCTGGGCGAGTGATGATTTAGCAGGTAGGGCTATCGAGCATTTTAAAGATGATCCATTATTCAAAGCCAAGGTAATCACCATGAAAGCCTTACAAGACGACGGCTCTATGCTGTGTGAAGAGGTGCTATCTAAAGCCTCTTACACGTCAAAGGTAAGGGCTATGGGCGAGGACATTGCCAGCGCCAACTATCAGCAAGTGCCGATAGATTTAAAAGGGTGCTTATACAGTCAAATACTTACATATGACACGTTGCCAAGAGATGATAAGGGTAACGTGTTATTTTCGTGTATCAAGAACTATACCGATACCGCCGATACTGGCAGCGATTACCTAGCTAGTATCACATACGGAGTATATGACGGCGAGGCGTATATCCTTGATGTAGTGTACACAAAGGACGCTATGGAAACCACCGAGCCAGAGGTAGCGGACATGCTGCATAGAAACGGCGTGAATGTAGCTGACATAGAAAGCAATAACGGCGGCCGAGGGTTTGGCCGTAACGTTCAAAGCATACTCAAACAGAAATATAACTCTAATAAGTGCGTGATCAATATGTTTCATCAAAGTGGCAATAAGATAGCTCGCATTCATTCCAATGCAACTTGGGTGATGAATCACGTATATATGCCTAGAAACTGGCGTGATAGGTGGCCGCAGTTCGCTGCTGACATTACTAAGTATCAGCGAGAGGGCAAAAATGCGCATGACGACGCACCAGACGCACTCACAGGAATTGCAGAAAAAATCAATGCGCCACAGGTTCGTAGCGGCAGAATTAACATTAATTAGAAAGGGGCAACATGGCAATAATTAACAATAACCCTCGATTAGAGGAGTATGAGCTGTTACATGACGCCTATTATGGTAGCGGCATGTTCGCTACTGGGGCGGCGATTACGGAACACGCTCGAGAGAGTCCTACATCAATCGCTTTTAGACGAAAGATAGCATACTATCTCAACTACACAGGGCCTATTTTGAATGCCTCTGTAGATCCTATCTTCAAAGACGAAATCAAGCGAGAATACGGCAAATCTGTATTGTTTGATGAGTTCATTAACGATGTAGACCGTCAAGGCACATCGCTACAGGAATTTATTGAACAGAATGCTATAGCAGCTAAGCTCTATGGTGTTTTGTATGTCGTAGTCGATAACGTGAGCGAGTTTGGCAGCTCTTTGGCTGAAACGTTGGCCAATAGGTCTATGCCGTATTTAACAGCGGTTGAGCCTAAAAACGTAGTGAATTATGAGTTCGACGACAACGGCAAGCTCAAACTATTTACTTATGCAACGTATTTGAAGAATGCCGACGGCACAATCAAAGCACACTACCATACATGGACACCTACAGAGTGGAAAATCACCGATAGTGATAACAAAGTAATAGGGCAAGGCGAGCATAACATCGGCCGCATTCCTGTGGTTCAATGGTTTGGCAGAGCAGCACGTAAACGTGATATTCTTCCGCCGCCTGAGTATTTGAGTATTGCTAAGACAAATGCTCATGTATATAACCTATGCTCTCTACTCTCTCAAATTCTTTACAATCAGACATTCTCGATCTTGACTATGCCAGTCGATAACAACGGCTTGCAAGACGTAACAATAGGCACAGACAACTTGCTCGCATATCCGTTCGAGTCAAGTAAAGCGCCGAACTTTATCGCACCAGATAAAGGGCCAGCTGAGGTACTTATGGCTCAAATTGATAAGCTCATCAATGAAATGTATCGCATGAGCGGCATTGATAGTGTAATCGGTGTGCAGCAAGCTAAGAGTGGCGTGGCTAAACAATGGGATTTTGAACGTACTAACCAAAATCTCGCAGCCTTTGCAGTCCGTTGTGAGAATGCAGAATATGACATTATCGCCCTCTATAAGTTGTGGAGCGGCGATAATTTGGAGTATTTTTGCGAGTATCCAAAAGATTTCAAAGTAAATGATGTTACTGAAAGCCTTACACAGGCTCAGCAAGCCAAAGACCTCGAATTTGAGTCAGATACGTTCGATAGCGAGATCTTAAAGAAAGTAATTGACGCTTATATGCCTAACTTGGAAAAGGAAACTAAAGACGCAATCGTTAAAGAGGCGCAGACAGCGGCCGATAATAAAGCCCAAGACCAAACCTATAACGATGATGATCTAAACGGTGGCGATAATGACACAGACGAGCCAAACGCTTGATAAGATACTCGAGCAATTTGAAAAAATGGTGCGTGAGTTAGTAAAACTTGGATATTCAGCCGATAAGGCCGTTCAAATCGCTTATAAGACGTATCCTATTATGGAAATGCTAGAGGCCCCTCTTACGGCTGATATGGTAGAGAATTTTAACAAGGCCTATCATAGTGTACTTACACCGCTCTCGGTGGCAGGTCATAGGCCTTTTAATTACACAACGCAATCAATTAGTGAGGCCATGCAAGCAGCTTGGGCAAGCGACGGCTTAAAGTTATCTAAACGGCTACATAAAAACGCTCATAAAGTACGACGAGAGACGACGGCGGTTATTTCTCAATCTCTAAAGCGTGGCAAAAGCATTCGTGAGATAGCTCGCTCTATATTCGAGGGCTATGGCAAGGGTGGCATTATTGATACTGATAAGCTCCCTAAGCATATTGAACGAATACGAGCATTAAAGGCGCCTCAATCTCTTAATAAAGATGAGCTTGCAAGATTTAAGCGAACCATTAGGCGCACAGAAAGGTTAGTGCAGCAGAATACAACGCCAAGCCTACGAGCGGCCTATTCAGAGCTTATAAAAGCTGTAGACGAGGGCAACGCTATAGACCTTTCTCGAGCTGTAACTGTGGCGGTGCAAGAAAAGGCACGATACAACGCCGAGAGGATAGCTCGCACAGAAAGTGCAAGGGCTTACGCTGACGGCCAGATGAACCGATATGCTCACGATGATGATGTAGTGGCTTTGAAATGGACGTTATCCAGTAGACACCCTCGCTATGATATATGCGACTTTTACGCTAATGCTGATTTATACGGTTTGGGTAAGGGTGTTTATCCAAAGGACAAATTCCCTAAGCTGCCTGCTCACCCTCATTGTATGTGTAGAATATCGCCTGTATTTGATTTTGAAGTCGATATTACAAAGGCAAAGGACAATACAAACGAGGGCGGCATGAGGTACATCAATTCGATTAGTAAGGATCATCAAGAGAAATTACTTGGCATTAGTGGCCGCAAAGATGTAACAGCTGGCAAAGCTAACTGGAAAGACCACGTAAAGGGCTGGAATGGGGAAACATTCGAGCCTAGAACACCAAAAGAAAATACATAATTTAGACCTACAGGCCTATGCAAGTGAATGCATGGGCCTTTTTATATTGCCATTAATTAGGGGAGCCGAACGGTGGCAAAATTCATGACGAAAAGGAGAAAGACTCATGACTTTAGCAGAATTGTACGCAGCACTTGAAAAACTCGAGGGGGGCAAAGACCTCGTGGCAGGCTTTAAAGGCGAAATCTCTCGTATTAACGAGGTAGCCAAAGCCGACCGCCTTAAATTCGAGAAACAGATTACCGATTTAACGACAGCACGTGATGAGTTAAAGGGTAAGGTTGACGAATACGAGGCTCACAAAGGCGAAAAAAGCCCAGAAATCTTGGCTTTAGAGAAACAAATCAAAGGCCTTACAGACAAGTATGAGCAAGCCGAAAAAGCACGCCAAGCAGAGATTGAAAAGCGTACTAATTCAGAAATCAGCGCTCAAACAATCGCAGCGCTCACGAAAGCGAACTGCACGGACGCCGAAACATTCAGCAAGCTTATTGCTGGACAAATCAGCGTTCAAGAGGACGGCTCTTATGGCTGGACTAAGGACGACGGCACAATCGGCACTATCGAAGAATGCGCAACGGCATTTCTTGCTGATAAGCCTTACGCTGTTAAAACTACGCAAAAGGGCGGCAGTGGTGCAGGTGCTGGCAATGCTAATGACGGAAATGGTCAATTAGCAGAAATGTACAAAATCGCAGGCATAAAACCGCCTAGCGAGGGTTAATTTTTAATGACAAAATGAGGTAACAATCAATGGCAATTAATACTTTGCAAATGGCTCAAAATTTCCAAAAAGTACTCGACCAACAAATGCTCGTAGGTGCTACATCTGGCTTTATGGAGGCTAACGCTGGCGACGTTGTATATAACGGCGGCGATACTGTTAAAATTCCTACTCTTTCCGTTGACGGCTTGGCGAACTATGACCGTGATAACGGCTACAACCGAGGCGCTGTATCTTTGACATTCCAAGACTTCAAACTCACTCAAGACCGTGGCCGTAAATTCTCTCTCGACTCTATGGACGTGAACGAAACAAACTTCTTGGCAACAGCCACAAATGTTATGACTACATTCCAAAAAGAGCAAGTTATTCCAGAGGTTGACTCTTATCGTTACTCTAAAGTGGCTGCATATGCTAAGCAAGAAAGCCGCAAAACAGACTCTTTCACGCCAGATGATACAAACATCATCAAACAACTTAACAAAGAAATCATGGAAATTGAGGACTTAATCGGTGAAACTGGCGATTTGGTAATCGTAATGAGCGCACGTGTTCAAGGTATTTTGAACGAGGCAGCAGGCGCTAAAGGCATGCTCAATGTAGCTAACTTTACACAAGGACAATACAATACTCGTGTTCGCACATATAACGAAATTCCTATTATCGGAGTATCTAGCGCACGCTTAAAATCTCAATACGTGTTTAACGACGGCAAAACTAGCGGCCAAGAAAAAGGCGGCTTTAAAGCTGATACAGGCGCAAAAGCTATTAACTGGCTTATCATGAGCCGTAAAGCTGCTATTGCTGTATCTAAAACAGACAAAATGCGTATCTTTGATCCAACTATTAACCAACAAGCTGACGCATGGGCGATTGATTATCGTAAGTTCCATGACGTATGGGTTCCTAAGAACCGCTTAGCGTCCTTGTGGGTAAACTTTGGCGCATAATTAGGGGGCAACTATGGGTAAATACAGAGTAATTCGTATGAATGAGGTTCGATACACGGACAATGAAAGCACTCTCGAGCTATGGCTTGATGAGGGCTTTGTATTAGAGCCAGAATTTGAACCAGACACAGAGCCGACAGACGGCGAGGACGGTGTAGGCGATGAAAACCCAGACACAGAGCCGACAGACGGCGAGGGTAAGAAAGCTACAAAGTCCAGTAAGAAATAATCATGAACGCTAGAGAGGTGTTTGAAAAACGCCTACGACAAGCTATAAGAGCCAGCGCTCGAGAGGTACAGGAAGAGGCACAACGCACTCATCGCTTTACCTCTCGCAGCGGCCAGCTTGAAAGGGCTATAGACGTGCGTATGATTGGCGATAAAACAGCAGAGGTATATATCGACAATAACCTCGCACCTTATGGGCCTTTCGTACATGAGGGAACACGAGCGCATTATATTTTTCCAAAAGAAAAGCAGTCTTTGCGCTGGGTTCCTGCTGGCGGCAATGGGTTTGTGTTTGCTAAACGTGTTTTTCATCGAGGCATGCAGCCAGACCAATTCTTATATGAGGCTCTCGACAATAGCCGTGAGGCTGTTCATGATATATTCTCGAAAGCTGTTAGTGTATCGCTTGGCGAAATAGCTCGTAATGTAGAGCTTGGGGCCAAACGAACAGAGCTACACATTAAACTGTAAGGGGTTTGATATATGCTATACGAATTTCAAAGCATGATATTCGATGATGAGCTACTAGGCCCAAATGTGCTAGAAAGCACGTTGAAGAAAGCTGAAAATTGGCTGTATGTATTGGCTAAAAAGTTAGGTGTGCAAGAGAGCGATGTAATACGATCGTTCGTTGTAGACGAATTAGTAACATTGTATTGCTACCGAGAAACCTGCATGAATAAGAGCGCCTCTTTAACAGGCCAATATAGCCGCAATGGCAACGATGATGATTATTATTCTAAGAAGTTGAAATATATCAACAATAGAATAGCGGTTTTAGAAAACCAAATCACAGCGGAACAGCTCACAGGGCAGCCGTCCAAGTATGCAGGGTATAGAAGTATTCCTCTATATCGAGGTGGCTAATATGTGGCTCGAATTATTGAATAAAATTAAATACGCAATCGAGAAAGCTGGGTTTGACGGACAAGTCAAACTCGGCTTTTTAAATCCTCAAAATGCTGGCGTTGACTCGCTCGGAATGGTAATGCTAGGTCGAGGCGAGGCAACCCCTAGCGATGATAAAGTGCAGAATATGCTCAAACAAGAGTTTTACATCGAGGTATGGACTAAATCAGATAGTCATGAGTTCGATGTAGCTTATGAGCAGATTGCAGCTCTTGAAAGCAAGATAGAGGAAATCTTAATTGCTTTTAGAGAGCAATGCGGCGCACTTAACGGAGAGTATTGCGTATTACAAGAAAGCGGCTATCAAATTATCGATATTCGCTGCACAAATAAAACAGACGATCACGACAGCATGAGGCCTTTTATCGGTACGCAATACCGATTTGAGGCTAAAATGTACGATTTAAAAGAAAATCTAAATACTAAAGGGGGTATTTATTAATGGCAGAAACATTATACAAACCAGCGGCCGTGGATATGCCTACAGCAGGTAAAAACTACCTATTATATTTGAATGTAGGTACAAATGAAAAAGCAGGCGCTAAATGGCTATTGTTAGGCGGTCAACGCTCTGGCGACTTATCTCGTAAAGCCGACTCTATCGACGCCTCTCATAAGGGCTCTGGTGGTTGGAAGTCCACTATCGCAGGCCTTAAAGAGTGGAGCTTTGCTCTTGAAACATTACTTATGCCTAAAGAGGAAAGTCTTACTTTGCTAGAAAAAGCTTTCTTGAATGGCGATAATGTCATGATCAAGTTTGAATATCCAGACAAGACATTCTTCACTGGAATTGCCAGCGTTACAGAGCTTTCTCTCTCTACACCTCACGACGGCGTGGCAACATATAAAGGCTCTCTTAATGGCATAGGCCCATTATCTGAGCTACAACCAGCACCGCTAGGCTAATAGGTAGTCTTTAAATACCTGTAATACATTCCTAACTTAGCGCTAAAAATAGGAGTTTTAATTATGAAAAAAGTAAATTGTGATTTTTTTAAAAATGGCGAATATTTAATGTTCAATATGCAGCGCCTCATGGAGTTTGAGGCCGCTGTAGGGCAACCTATTGGGGAACTCTTACAAATGAGCATTTGGCCAATCAATAGCATTATTACAGGCTATGCAATCGGTATGAAACAGCACAAACGCAATGCTCAACAATATTATGAATTGTTTGACGAGCTACTTGCTGATGAAACCAAAGACATGAGCCTCTTATCATTACAAGCGCCTTTAATGCAAGCAATTATAGCAAGCGGTGCTTTGGGTTCTAAAATGTACTATCAAATGTACCCAAACGAACTCACGCCAGATGATAAGTTAGCTATCGAAAACGAGGCCGAACAAGCAAAAAACTAGAGGGGGGCCAAAGCGCCCCCTCTTTTTCTTTATGGGTACGAAATGCGGAAGATATAGCATACAGCGTGTTAGAGCTAAAACCGTGGGAGTTTATGCGATTGCAGCCTATGGAATACAGAAAGTTAGTCAGAGGGTATGAACGTAGGCAAAAACTACAGGATACAAACCGAGCTTTCTGGATCGCCAATATCATGAACACGCAGCTAGCAGAGCCAATCGAACCGAAGAAATTTATTGACATTCTATATCCGCCTACAGAGGCCGAAAAACGGCAAGCAGAGGCGGACTTTATCCGTGAATTTAGAGAGGCAGGGGGTGAGATATAGAAAATGGCAGATAGCAATATTAATGTTCGCATTAGTGCCGACAGTTCAGAGACTACAGCGGCCGTCAATAAGGTGGCTAATACGATAAGCACTGAACTACCTAAAAGCGTGGCAGAGGCGAGCAATAAAGTAGCTAAAGAGGCTGCTGGTATTCGTGCAGAAATAAAGTCTATTGTTGCTCAAATGAATAAGGGCTTGCAATTTGCTGGCGCTGTTACTGGTATAGGCTTAGTTGCGAATAAAGTCAAAGATGTGGCTGTAGCAGCAGCACAGACAGCTGACGAATTAACGAGCATACGTTCTCGTATCAACTTAATTAATGACGGCTCACAAACGACAGCCGAGATCATGGACAAAATATATGGCGCAGCCAATCGCTCGAGAGGCAGCTATATTGACATGGCCGATAGTGTGGCAAAGCTCAACATGTTGGCAAAAGACGCTTTCAGCTCGAATGATGAGGCAATCGCCTTTGTGGAACAACTGAATAAGCAATTTAAAATCTCTGGTGCTAGTATTCAAGAGTCTAGCGCTGCAATGTATCAGCTTACCCAAGCAATGGCGGCAGGTAAGCTACAAGGCGATGAGTTCCGTTCTATCATGGAAAATGCGCCGTTATTAGCTCAATCTATTGCCAATGAAATGGGTTTATCTGTTGGTCAATTAAAAGAAATGAGTTCGCAAGGCCTCATTACAGCCGACATCATCAAGAATGCACTGCTCGGCAGCGCAGAGGAAACAAACGAGAAATTCTCCGAAATTCCTATGACATTCGCCGAGGTAGGTCAATCTATTCAGAACCAATTAATACAAGCTTCCCAGCCTGTACTCGAACAGATTTCTACTATTCCACAAAGTGGCGAGTTCCAAGCGTTAAGTGAGGGCGTAGGGGTAGCAATCAGAGGCATGGCAGTAGCTGCGCAGGGTTCAATAGGCTTAATTAGTGCAGCTTTTGCAGGCTTACGGATAGCAATATCCACTATTTCGCAGACAGTAAGGAGCTTTGGCTCGTTATTTATCACTACTATGCCGAGAGTATCGGCAGGCCTATTTGCTGGGGGGGGGGGGG